GAATGCCTAAAAAACACGTTACTGAAACTAGAAAATTAGATGCTTGGATGACCAGAGCAGACGTGGTTGCAGATTCTTTTGATAAAGAAAAGCGCACGTTCGACGTTGTATGGTCGATGGGATCAAAGGGCGTTCGATACGATTGGCGCACAGAGCAGTATTTCATGGAAGAGCTTTCAATGGATCCGAAAAGCGTTCGGATGCAGCGCCTATCCTCTGGACGATCCCCGTTCCTTGATAACCATGAGTCTTATGGCGGATCCCGTTCCGTTAAAGGCGTCATCGAATCCGCCTCTGTTGACGGAGTAAGGGGCGTGGCTCGAATCCGCCTAGCCGACACGCCAGACACCGCCGATCTCGCTCGTAAAATCGAGACAAAGATCCTTCCAAATATTTCCGTGGGCTATAAAGTTCACCGCTACGAGAAACTCCCTATGCAAGAAGGGGATAAGTATCCGACGTGGAAGGCGACCGATTGGGAGCCCATGGAAATCTCAAGTGTCCCTGTAGGTTTTGACGAAAACGCAGTCGTCAGGGGCAACGATAAGGAAGCCGGAACACCATGCGTTTTTGTATCTGAAACTGAAGAAACCGAAGTAATCGAACCTAAGGAGGTCCGAAATATGCCCCCAGAAATCACGAATCCAAACCCATCCGCTCCGGTAATCACGTCGGCGGATATCGATAATGCAAAAAAAGAAGCGATCGCTCAGGCGCGCGCGGCTGAAAAAAATCGCCAAGACCAGATTCGGTCGATGGTCGTAACGCATAAACTCGATGCAGCTTTTGAAAAGAAGCTCATCGATAGCGATGCGTCTGTCGAGTCTGCACGCGAAGCGGTTCTTTCGGAGCTTGCTAAGCGTTCCGCTGAAATCGTTACCGCTCCTGGCGTTCACGTCACTGGCGGAGCACCATCCCTTCTTGCTGAGCGCAAGGTCGGAATGGAAACATTCCTCATGCACCGTGCAAACCCAGGTGAAGTAAAAGTCACCGAGTCTGCTCGTGAATTCGTCGGCATGTCGCTCCTAGAAATGGCGCGCCACATGCTCGAGGCCGGTGGGGTTTCGACCCGTGGGATGAATAAGATGGATATCGCTACCCGCGCTTTCCACTCCACGTCGGACTTCCCGAACATCCTCGCGAACGTCGCAAATAAAACCCTTCGGAAAGGCTACGAGGAATCCCCTCGTACTTTCATCCCATGGGCGAAGCGTTCTTCGATGCCGGACTTCAAATCGGTTAGCCGTAACATCCTCGGCGAAGCTCCAAACCTAGAGAAAGTTCTCGAAGGCGGAGAGATCAAGCGTGGGACGATCGGCGAAGGGAAAGAAGCTTACAACCTGGCAACGTATGCGAAGATCATCGCGATCTCTCGCAACGTGATCATCAACGATGATCTCCAGGCGTTCGCAAACATCCCATCCCGGTTCGGCGCAGCAGCTGCTCGCCTCGAATCCGATATCGTTTACGCAATCCTGACTGCGAACGCGAACCTTGCCGACGGAACGGCTCTCTTCGCAACCTCAGTTCCTCTGCGTAACGCCAACTTGAAGTCTTCCGGCGGCTCCGCTCCGGACGTGACTTCTCTCGGACTCGCACGCCAAGTGATGCGGACCCAAAAGGGTCTCAACGGCGACGACACCCTGAACCTGATGATGAAGTTCCTGATCGCTCCGGCGGCTCTGGAAACCAAAATCGATCAGCTTCTCCAGTCGATCACCCCGGCGCTTACCTCGAGCGTCGTTCCTCAGGCGATCAAGTCGCTCATCCCGATCATCGAACCACGTCTCGATGCAAACTCCGCGACCGCATGGTACGGAGCTGCCGATTCTTCCCAAGTGGACACCGTCGAGTACGGCTACCTCGAGGGACAAGAAGGTGTTTACACCGAAGTTCGTCAGGGCTTCGATGTGGACGGCATGGAGATCAAGGCTCGCCTCGATTTCGCTGCCAAGGCGATCGACTTCCGTGGTCTGTACAAGAACGTCGGCGCTTAATCCCTCTGGGTTAGCGGCTTAAAAAACCGAGGGGATCCAGCATAGTGGATCCCCTCATTTCAAAAAACTTTGAAAGGACTTATAAATGAAAAACTACATTCAACCAGGCGAAGTGATCGAATTCGCAGCTCCATACGACCGACTCTCCGGTCAGGGCGCTTTGATCGGCACGATCTTCGGCGTCGCAACTATCGATGTGCTCTCTGGAGTTCGCGCTCCATTCGAACTGGAAGGAGTCTTCGAACTTGCGAAGGCTGACTCCCAAGCGTGGACCGAAGGTGCGAAGATCTATTGGGATAACACCAATAAGGTCTGCACGACTACTTCAATGAGCAATACGCTCATCGGCGTAGCTTCGGAAGCAGTGGCTTCAACCGCAGGACTCGTCTTAGGACGCGTTCGCCTCGGTATCGTTGCCTAAAGAAAGGTTAGGGGCCGCGCTCTGGAAACGGGGCGCGGCTTCTGAGCGATACGATGACCGCATGGGAAGACATGGCCGATAGGACTCTGAAGGCGACGATCAATGTCTTCAAAACTCCAGGCGTCTACACAGCAAAAGTCGGCGACCCACCGGCTTTCGCATCGGTCACGGTTCAAGGGGTTTTCGATCGCGTTCAGCATTCGGTCGATTTGAACACCGGAGCGCAGGTCGATTCTTTTCAGCCAAGTTTCGGAATAAGATTTTCTGACTTAACCGATCAATGGGGAGCAGATTTTGAGATCCAGCAGGGCGACCGGCTGGTGATCAAGGATAAATCTTACCGGGTGATCGAGGATATCGAGGACGGTCAGGGCGGGGTTAAGTTGATACTAAGTTTGGATGGCAACTAAATGGCGGAGAGCAAAAGAAAACTCATCAGAGACGCTGTGATCGCAAAGCTTAAGGCTGCGGACATCGTTGGCGATCGGGTTTTCGGAAACCGCTCAAGAAAAATTTTCAGAAACGAGTGTCCTTGCATTCTCGTTTACACTTCAAAGGAAAACTCGGAGATCGTTAACGAATCCCCGCGCGAATACAAGCGGTCGCTCGAGCTCGCGGTAGAGGTCGTCATGGCGACCAACGCAGAGGCTGATAACGGGATAGACGATCAGTTTGACGCGCTTGCGGTACTCGTAGAGAAGGCTGTATTCAACGATGAAACGCAGGGCAGTAACTGCGACGATACGATTCTCGGCGACACCGATCTCGATATCATTGATGATGGTGAAAAGCCGATCGGGGCAGGAAAAATTACTTTTACCATGCCTTATTACGAGTACATTCCGCAAGTTGACGCGGAGGATCTCGACGATCTTACTAAGGCGAACGTTAAAATCGGGCCAGCGGAACCGCAAAACGCAGCCAAAGATAATCAGCTTTCAGAAGACACTGTAAACCTGGACACTTAAAAGGAGAGGCCAAATGAAAATTAAAGCAGCACCCGGAATGACGATCCGGGATCCGAAAACAAAAAAAGTTATCCCTGAAGATGGGATTGAAGTCCGCGAACCTCTCCCTACTTTCTGGGTGAAGCGGCTTGCTGTTGGCGACGCGGTTAAAGTGACCGAAGAATCGCCTAAACCGTCCGCCAAGAAAAAAGAAGGAGCGTAACCCATGCCCCCGATCTCATTTAATCAAGTCCCAGCATCCGGACGAGTACCTTTCGCTTACGTAGAATTCGATTCTTCGAAGGCGCAACAGGGCCCGTCGATTCAGCCTTTCAAGATCCTCGTTCTCGGGATCAAAACATCAGCCGGAACAGCGACTGCTGACGTGCCTGTGAAGGTGACGAACTATTCCCAGGCGAAGTCGCTATTCGGGGACGGTTCACAGCTTCAGGGAATGCTGCATAAGCTTTTCCTAAACAATAAGAGCACCGAAGTCACCGTCATCCCGCAAGTCGAGGACGTCGCTGGCGTGAAGGCGACCGGAAAGCTTTCATTCACCGGACCTGCTACGGCAGACGGGACGATCTCTCTCCTAATCGCTGGCCGCAAGGTTACGGTCGGAGTCTCTTCCGGAGATATCGCTACAGCAATCGCTACTGCGGTCATCGCGGCTATCAATGCCGTGGTTGATCTTCCTGTTACGGCTCTCGTGAACGGAACGAACGCATACGAAGTAGATCTGACAGCGCGATCTAAGGGTTTATATGGAAACGGGATCGATTTACGCCACTCGTACTACGATGGCGAAGGACTCCCCAGCGGCGTGGGCTTGACCATCACGGCGATGGCTTCCGGCACTACGAGCCCGAGTCTCTCCTCGGCCATCGCGGCCATGGGAGAGGTGCAGTACAATGCGATCGCGTTCGGCTATAACGATGCGACTAACCTCTCGGCTATCGAAGCCGAGTTGCTCGACCGATGGGGTCCGGTACGTCAGAACGACGGCATCGCCTTCACCGCGAAAGATGCCTCACACGGCACGTTGGTCTCTTTCGGAACTGGCAGAAACTCGAAGCATGTAGTCTGTCTGGGAATTTACAAGTGCCCGATGCCTTTTTACGAAATCGCATCAGCACTGGCGGCAGTCGCTGCGTACTACGCGCAGATCGACCCAGCTCGTCCATTCCAAACGCTACCGCTAATCGGGCTTCTTCCACCGGCTGAGATCGATCGGTTCACGCTTCAAGAGCGCGACCTGCTCCTTCACGACGGTATCGCGACTTCTAAGGTAGACGCGTCGGAAGTCGTGCTCATCGAGCGCATGATCACTATGTACCAGTTCAACGCGGCAAGCGCTGCGGATACTGCGTACCTAGATGCAAATACGCTCTTCACGCTTTCATTCTTGCGGTATGACTTCCGCAATATGCTTGCGCTGAAGTACCCACGCCACAAGCTGGCAAACGACGGCACTCGGTACGGTGCAGGTCAGGCAATCATCACTCCTAAGGTCGGGCGCGCGGAAGCGATCGCCAAGTTCCGCGAGTGGGAATCCGCAGGACTTGTCGAAGGTGGAGATCAATTCAAGCGCGATCTGATCGTGGAGAGAAACGTCTCGGACGTGAACCGTCTGGACTTCTACCTCCCACCGGATCTCGTAAATCAGCTGGTCGTTTGCGGCGTGCAAATCGGCTTCTTGCTCTAAAGAAAGGAATCGAAGATGGCATCGCAACGCAGAGCTGGGATTTTATATCTAAAAGTAAACGGTAACCAGTACGACGCTAAGGGGAATTTCTCATACAACATGGGAGCCCCAAAGCGAGAGGCAATCGTGGGCGCAGACGCGATCCACGGCTTCAAGGAGACCCCGCAAGTTCCTTTCATCGAAGGCGAACTTACGGACCGTTCAGATTTCGATCTGAGCGCGCTCCTTAACCTCGAGAACGCTACGGCGACTCTCGAGCTGGCAAACGGTAAGGTTTTCGTTCTTCGCGACGCGTGGTACGCGGGCGAGGGAACGGTTCAAACCGAGGAATCAAACATTAACTTCAGGCTTGAAGGAATTCAGGCCGAGGAGATTCGCTAAATGGAGAAGCTTCCTGACGGCAGCGTGAAGTTAAAGCTGAAACGACCGATCCAAAATGGAACGGAAACGATCGGGGAGCTGATCATTCGTGAGCCAGTAGCGAAAGACATTCGTACAATGAAGATCCCGCCGACGACAGACGACATGCTGACGCTCGGCGGGAAACTTTGCGGGCATCCGCCGAGTGTCATCGATCAACTTAAAATCGCCGACACTACCGCGCTGCTGGACGTGGTCGGAAATTTTATGAACGATGGCCAAGAGACTGGGAGCTGACTCTAGGTCTTCTTGCGTCCATCTTTCACTGGCCTCCCACTGAACTCTGGAACCTGTCAGCTACAGATCTAGAGTTCTGGCACGAGCGAGCTAAGGAGGTTACTAAACGTGAGCGGTAAAAACATCCCAATTACTTTAGTCGTCGGTGCAGTCGATAACGCGACTTATAAGCTGATCGCGATCAACGACAAGTTTAAAAAATTCTCGGAGCCATTCAAGAAAGTCGGAACCGCGTTTAAAACGCTCGGCGCTGAATCGGGAATTGGGAAGTTCGCCACCGCCATGGGAAAGGTCGGAAAGGCCGGTAAGGATTTCGCTGGCGACGTGCTCGAGACGGCCGCGAAGATCGCCGGTGTAACAGCCGCCGCCGCTGCCGCAATATTTGGGGTCGTTCACGGGTTCTCCGAGGCCGGTGATAATATTGAAATGATGTCAAAGCGTTTAGGTCTCACTACGGACGCTTATCAGGAGCTCTCATACGCGGCGAAAAAAGCGGACGTTGACCAGGAAACTTTCGACGCCACAATGGGCAAGTTTTCAAAAAACATCGCAGAGGCTGCTGCCGGATCCGGAGAGGCACTGGTCGGGTTTAACGCTCTCGGCATTTCCATTCGGGACGCAAACGGAAAAATAAAACCGATGGACACCCTTCTCCCGCAGGTAGCGGAGAAGATGAAGAACATCCAGAACCAATCTGTTCGGAACGCCATCGCCGCTAAAATTTTCGGCAAAGAAGGCGCGAAGCTAAACGGCATTTTCGAAGAGGGCGCGGAAGGTCTGGCTCGGCTTCGAAAAGAAGCGCATGACGTTGGCGCTGTGATGACGCCGGAACAGATCAAGACGGCCGCAGAGTTTGACGACGGATTGAAGTCGATCACCGCGACTCTTCTAGGAGTTCGCAATACTATAGGCGCGGCTCTCGCACCGATCCTTCTTGGCTTCATGGAGAAAGCTCAGAAGTGGATCATCGCGAACAGAGAGCAGATCGAAAAATGGGCGCAAGCGTTCGCAGATAAATTACCTGGAGCGATCGATGCGGTTATCTCGGTCGTGATTGGGCTCTGGAATGCGTGCCAGCCTCTGATCGCAGCAGTAACAGCGCTGTGTGATATTTTCGGAACGTCGAACGTAGTTTTTGCAGCGGCTGCAATGTACTTAGGCGGCCCACTGCTCGCCTCATTCGTGGGATTGGCTGGATCTGTGATCGGTGCAATCGGGCCGCTCGTGAAGTTCGCATGGGTTTTCGGAACGCTGATATTCGATGCGCTCGTTGCAGTCGGCGGAGCTATCGTTGCGCTAGTCGGATGGCCTGTGCTCATCGCAGCAGGTTTCGTCGCAGCGGCCGTGGCAATCTGGAAATACTGGGGCCCTATCTCGGACTTCTTCGACGGCCTGTGGACTAAGGTCAAAAGGATTTTCGGAGGCGGAGATGTAAACCTAACGAACCAGGCAAACGCCGCAATGAACAGTCCGCAGATGGGTCCGGCTCTTGGAGCGAAGGGGACCGTGGATGCATCCGCTCAAAACAATACGTTTCGAAATGAATCCGTATTGAAGGTGGACTTTTCGAACATGCCAAAGGGCACGCGAGTAGAGGCAAACAAAACAACGGCTGACCAGCTCGACCTGAACATGGGGTATGCAAGTGGCAGCTAATGACCCAAAGTGGAAACAGAAACTTCGTCCCGCTTCGTTCAGGGGCGTTTCTTTTTTCGTCGATTCGTCTAAGTTCTCTGGCGGTCGTCGCGGGGTTACGCACGAATTCCCAGGCCGAGATGAACCATACCGAGAAGACCTTGGTCGCAAGGCGCGCGGGTATCCGGTCGAGGCGTACCTGGTCGGAAAAGATTACATGGTCGCGCGGAACGAGCTCATTACCGCGCTCGAGAAGGAAGGCTCTGGAGAGCTGATCCATCCGTACTACGGCAAGGTGATCGTTTCAGTTGATGGAGATTTTGACGTTTCGGAGAGCTCTGCCGAGGGCGGATTCGTAAAGTTTTCACTAAAGTTTATCGAGTCTGGAAAGGTAAACTTTCCAACGGCAAGCGCCGACACTAAGTTTCAGTTAGGAGCCGCTGCATCCGCAGTGAACGCAGCAGCAAAATCAGACTTCGATAAGGCTCTTTCTGTAGCAAAGCAGCCAGGATTTATTGCAGAGGCAGCGACGGCAAAGGTCCAGGGATTCGCTGATCAAATGTCGTCTTATACGTCGAACGTATCTGGGGAAGCGGCCGACATAGCGAACCTCGCTTTTTCGATTCGGAACCTGAAGTCCTCCGCACGGGATCTTCTT